TGTAGTTATGTCTGGGTTTGCCGCTCTGGACGCTATGCCTGAGTGGTACAAAGGTTTTCTAGGAGCTGCTGTAGCGGCATCGTTTGGCCTACGTGGTCTGGCTAACTGGAAGAAATAAACATGGCTGAACGTCTAGTTGAACAACGAACAATAAATAGCCTTCAAGAGCTTGTTGCATATTTTTTATCTGAAATTCCTCGCATTGAAGAAATTATTGCTGGTGGTACTCCAAGCGACGATGAGTTAGTTATTGGCGGGGCAGACAGAGATAGTGCATTTGCTCAAATTTGGGCAAGTATTATTGGTCGTGCAAACGATATTCCGCCTGAAATTTTAGAAGACTCTAGTAAATCTCAAAATGCAATTAGACGAGTTTTACTCGAAGAAATTGCAATAATATCCAAAGAAATAAATGATGCTGGTGGTTGGGACGTTTGGGCAAGAGAAAATGGTTTTTACGATGAAGCAGAGCCAGAAGCTTCTCCACAACCCGAACCAGAGCCTCAACCCGAACCAGAGCCTCAACCGGAGCCGGAGCCTCAGCCTCAACCAGAGCCGGAGCCTCAGCCTCAACCGGAGCCCGAACCCGAGCCTCAACCACAACCAGAACCTGAGCCCGAACCACAACCACAGCCCGAACCAGAGCCAGAGCCTCAACCGGAACCAGAGCCAGAGCCTCAACCGGAACCAGAACCGGAGCCGGAGCCTCAGCCTCAACCTGAGCCAGAGCCTCAGCCTCAACCTGAGCCAGAGCCAGAACCACAACCTCAACCAGAACCTGAACCAGAGCCTGCTCCTCAGCCTGAACCAGAACCTGAACCACAACCTCAGCCTGAACCAGAGCCTCAGCCCGAGCCAGAACCTGAGCCTCAGCCCGAACCCGAGCCGGAACCTGAACCTGAACCTGAAACAGAGCTTGAGCCCGAGCCAGAACCAAGCTTTCTTGAGCAGATAGCATCAGAAAACAATGCATCTATTGAAGAAGTTGAGGTTGCTCAAACAATTATTGAGGCAGTTCGTGGAGCAGTTCCAACAAATGTTGATGAGCTAAAAGACCTTATTGGTGCTGTTTTAACAAGCGCCGCAGGTGTATCAAAAGACTGTGAAACATGGACTGATAGAGTTGGCGATGGTGAAGGCGGTACGTACCAAGGCTGGAAAGATTGTGTAAACATTGGTGCAATTCTTTCTATACCCGGATTAAATTTGCCTATCCCGCCGGGTATGGCTGACATTACGTGGAAAGAGCTTGAGGACAAGATAGTTGAGGCTGGTGAAAGCCTAGAGGATTTTTTAGAAAATCCAACTGGATGGTTTGAAGAAAAGCTAGAGCAAGCCGAAAAAGCTGTAAGAGATGCCTGGGGCCGCATTACATCAGGCAGTATTTTTACTACTAACGATCTTGAAAACATTCTTGCTCAAGTTCTTGGTGGTTGGGTTTCAGGTATTGTTTTTGAAGAAATCAAAGATAGGTTAGAAGCAGAAAACCCGTTTTTGTTGGCTGGTGATTGCGAAGAACCAAAGTTTAGAAATGCAAACCAAGAATACTGCGACGAGGGCAATCCGTTATTTGTAAACGAAGGGCCAAGTGCAGAGGATTGTGCAAGTCAAAACAGAAACCACATACCTGCTGATGAAGCGTCTAAAACAAATAGCCGCTGTGGTGGTTGCACATCTGGCTATGAAGTTAACGAAAGCGGCGAGTGCGTAGAAGCTTTAGTTCCCTGTGAAGGCAATCAAGTCCGAAATGAAACAACTGGGGAATGTGAAGATCCGCCACCAGATTATGAAGAAGGTGCACCCTGCAAAACATCTAACGGAGAAGATGGCACTTATAATGCAGAGGGCGATTGCATTGCAGATCCTCCTCCGCCTGAGTTTGGTTACTGTGAAGATGGAACAACTGTCAAAGCAGATGCAGAAGGTACAAACTGCTCTGAATATGTAGATCCAGCTCCTTACGGATACTGTCAAGACGGCACAACAGCAAAAGAAAACGAAGAAGGAACTAATTGTTCTGAGTATGAGCCGCCCGGCCCTGAGTTTGGTTATTGCGAAGATGGCACTACAGAAAAAACAGACGCCGAAGGATCAAACTGTATTGAAAATCAACAACCAGATTTTGGGCTTTGCGAAGACGGAGTAACTCCTAAACAGGATGAGGAAGGCTCTAATTGTCCTGAGCCTGAACCAGAACCAGAACCAGAACCAGAACCAGAACCTGAGCCCGAGCCCGAACCGGAACCGGAACCTGAACCGGAACCTGAGCCGGAACCTGAACCGGAGCCAGAACCGGAACTGGAAGTAGAGCCAGCGGGCAATCCTTGTGAAACGTCTGCAGGAGAAATGGGAACTACAGACGGAAAAGGTGGCTGTATTGCATTAGAACCAGAGCCTGAACCAGAGCCTGAACCAGAGCCTGAACCAGAACCGGAGCCGGAACCTCAACCCGAGCCGGAGCCAGAGCCTGAAATAACAGAGTGTGCTAATGGAGCAACCAATCCCCCTGAGTGCACGAATTGCCCGGAAGGAACAACTTTAATAAATGGCGTTTGTTCTGAACAAATCATAGAACCAGAGCCATGTGCCAACGGTGCAATTAATCCACCGGAGTGCACGCAATGTCCTGAAGGCATGATGCTAATTAACGGAGTTTGTGCTGAGCAAGTCATAAAGCCAGAGCCTTGTGCAAATGGAGCTATTAATCCCCCCGAATGCACAGAGTGTCCTGAAGGAACAGCCTTAATAAATGGCATTTGCTCTGAAAGAGTAATAGAGCCAGAGCCTTGCGCCAACGGTGCTATCAACCCACCTGAATGCACAGAGTGTCCTGAAGGTATGACGCTTATTAATGGCATTTGTTCTGATTTTGTTCCAGAGCCTGAGCCAGAGCCTAAGCCAGAAGAAGAGTGTGCAAATGGTGCAATAGATTGGCCATTATGCTCTGAGTGTGAAGATGGATCATTACCTGATTCAGAGTTTGGTTGTGGTGAACCTATAGAAGAAGATTGTCCAGAGGGCACCACACGCGACCCAGAAACAGGCGAGTGCTTACCTTCTGGTAATGAAGAGCCTCCAGAGTCTGGCGGTGGTGGCGGCGGTGGTGGCGGCATGATGTCGTCGCCGTTTATGGCCGGAATTAACTACCAATTGCCAGAAATACAGCCTTTAGTACTGCCTCAACCACAACGAGCCAATCAAATGATGGGCGGATTACTTACACGCTTGATGGTAGATAGGACGAAGAAATGACTTACTTAAATATAGTAAATAATGTGTTGCGAAGAATGCGTGAAGAAGAAGTTGCTTCCGTATCCTCTACAACTTATAGCAAGATGGTTGGCGACTTTGTTAACGACGCGAAGCGAATGGTCGAAGATGCCTGGGACTGGTCGGCACTACGAACTACGTTAACAATCACTACAACTGAAGATGTTTTTAACTATACGCTTACGGGTAGTCAAAACAGAATTAAAGCACTAAATGTTATAAACGATACGGCTAACCTGTTTATGGAGTATAAGACGGCTACGTTTTTTGATGAGGCTTACTTAATCTCCGATCCTCGCAAAAGCGCACCAACTTATTACACCTACAATGGTGTTGATAGTAATGGTGATACACAAATAGATATTTATCCAACTCCCGATAAGGCTTACACAATTCGTTTTAACTGCGTAAAGCGTGCGGCTGACCTGTCTAATAACGACGACACAATGGATATTCCTGCAATGCCAGTAATTCATTTGGCTATTGCGTTGTTAGCTAGAGAACGTGGTGAGACAGGCGGCACATCAGCACCTGAGTATTTTGCGATTGCAGATAAGTATCTTGGCGATGCCATTGCATTAGATGCACAAAAACACCCAGAAGAAGTAATTTTCTATACGGCATGAGGTAGTTATGGCGCAACCACTACAAAGCATTAACCTCGTAGCTCCTGCTTTTAAGGGGATCAACACAGAAGATTCGCCTATTGGGCAGGATCCTTCGTTTGCTGATGTTGCTGATAATGCCGTTATTGATAAACGTGGGCGTATTGCTTCGCGTAAAGGCTATAGGGTTATTACGACAGATAAAACTGAGTTAGGTAGTGCAAAGATTAGGGCAGTAAAAGAGTTTCGAGATGATGCTGGAAACTCAAAAATATTTTCTGTCGGCAATAACAAAATTCTTAGCGGCACAACTACGTTAGTTGATGAGACCCCTGCTAGTTATGCAATTACTACTGATAACTGGAAGATGGTTAACTTTAACGACAAAATTTATTTTTTTCAGCGTAGTTATGAGCCGTTAGTTTATGACAACGCAAGCGGGTCAGTAGTTAAATTAAGCACCGTGTCAGGCGCCGCAGGGGTAACTAGCGCAATATATGGCAACGAAGTTTTAGCGGCTTATGGCCGATTGTGGACAGCAGACTTTGGTGCTGACAAATCCACTATTTACTGGAGTGACCTTCTTATCGGTCATAACTGGTCTGGTGGTACTAGCGGCTCTATTGATATCTCAAAGGTATGGCCTGATGGTTACGATGAAATCGTTGCACTAGCCGCACACAACAGTCTTCTTATTATCTTTGGCAAACACAGTATTGTGGCATATCAGGGCGCAGAGGCTCCTGCAACAATGGTGCTTGCCGATACTGTTGCGGGTGTTGGTTGTGTTGATAGAGATACCGTTCAATACACGGGTACAGATGTACTTTTTTTATCGCATACAGGTCTTAAGAGCTTTGGCAGAACAATACAAGAAAAATCTATGCCAATTACCAGCCTGTCTAACACCATTACTAAAGACATCATCAATCTACTTCAAAACGAAATTGAGTTTTATCGCTCTGTTTATAGCCCAGAAGAAGGCTTTTACTTATTAACCTTTACTGACCAAGACACCACGTATTGTTTTGATGTTAGGGGAACAATAGATAATGGCGCATTTAGGGTTACTCGATGGCCAGGCACAGGCTTTACTTCATACGGCAGACTTGAGAATGGTTCGTTATACATAGGAAATGGAGAAGGTATTAGCGAGTATTCAGGGTATGAAGATAACGGCGAGCCTTATCGTTTTAAGTATTACAGTCCGGGTTTAACCTTTGGCGATCCTTCGCGTCTTAAGATCCTTAAGAAGTTGCGTCCTACCATCGTTGGTGCAAATAGTGCTGTTTTGTTTCTTAAGTGGGCGTATGACTTTGACACATTCTTTCAGACGGCAGAATTTACCGTAGGTAATCAGGTAACTGCGTTTTACAACGAATCAGAATTTAACAGTACAGCAGAGTTTACAGGTGGTGATTTGACATCTCGTCGTGGAATTAACACGACAGGAGGTGGCGGTGTCATTACTATTGGGTTGGAAGCAGACATAGACGGATCGGGACTGTCTCTCCAAGAGATCAACGTGTTAGCACTAATGGGTAAAGTACTATGAGTAACTATTCAAAGACTACAGACTTTGCCGCGAAAGACAGTCTACCTTCCGGTGACAGCGGCAAAATTATTAAGGGCGCTGAGTTTGAAACAGAATTCGACGCTATTTCTACAGCTATCGCTACGAAGGCGGACACTGCTTCTCCTACGTTTACAGGCACAGTAACAATTCCTGCACTGACGTTTACAGGCACTCTGTCTACAGGAACAATTGATGGGGGTACATACTAATGTTGGAATGGTTATTAGGGGGCGGTGCTCAAGGCATAGCAGGTACTGGATTACTTGCTAGCGCATATAGTGATCTTGGCAAAATTGGTAAACGCGGTTTAAAACTAGGAACCGAGCTTGCTGAAGAGCAAATAGGTCAAGCACAGTTTCGGCCTTACACAATTACTACTGGCACAGGCGGCAGGTTTGGCGTAACACAAGATGCAACTACCGGCCAAATATCTACAACGATGCGGTACTCGCCACAAGAGCGGGCTTTATCGCAGGCATTGTTTGGTCAAGCAGGGCAGTATCTTGGACAACCAACTCCCGGCGCGGCTCAGCTACAACAAGCTGGTATGGGCGCTCTTGGTGCAGGTCAGTCTTTAATAGGTCAGCCAGTATTTGGCATGGATCCTGCTAGAGCGGCATCTACGCAAGCGTTTGGTCTTGGCGGTCAATTTATGACTCAGGCTGGAATGCCTACGGTTGAGCGTGAAGCCGCTATTTATGATCGCATGAGAGCTGCACAACGCCCTGAAGAAGAGCGTCAGGCACTTGGCTTAGAAGAGCGACTAGCGGCACAGGGTCGTTTAGGTGTTCGTACAGCGCAATATGGCGGGACTCCTGAACAACTTGCTTTAGCTCAAGCTCAAGAAGAAGCTAAAAACAGGGCTATGC